GTCGTTTCCAACCCCCGTCACCCAGATTGACCCCACCCCCCGAGAGTGCCGGGGAGGGGGTGTCGAGGTCAGCGTCGTCGCTGGTGTCGTGCGCCCCGCGATGAATTGCAGCTCCGATGTGCTGGGGCAAGCTCGGGTCGGTCTGGGCCGTAGATGTGGTCTGCTGTCCAGGGGTCGTCGGGTCGTGGGCCTTGGCCGCAGATCCAGCAGTGGGTGGCGTTGTCTCGGATGTGTTTGGCTCGGGTGGGGTAGTCGCCTCGGTAGTGGGTTCGTGTGGCGTTGCGGATTGCTTCGGTCTTGGTTTGGCAGGTGGTGCAGCGGGTGGGGTTGGTGGTGAGGGTGCGGCAGGTGAGGCAGGGGCGTTGGATGGGCATGGTGTGTCCTGTTGGGGCTGGGTTGGGGTGGGGTGGGGCCGCGTGGGGGGGATGTGAGATATGAATGGGAAGGGGTGTGTGAATTTTAGTTGGGGTGTTTCGGGCCAGAGTGGGACAGGTGTGTTCCTTACGGAACACACACCTGTCCCCTTACTCCCGCACAGGGTTTGCGGGACTGTCCCGTGGGGCTGTCCCGTGGTTTCTAGTCTGCGAGTGGGTCGCGTAGGCGTCCGAGTTCGATGGCTCGGAGGGCTTTGGAGAGTTTGTCGTTGCGGGCTTTGATCCCGGCTTCTTTGAGGGCTTTGCGGATGGTGGGTCGGCCTGGGGGTTTGTGTCCGGGTCGTAGGCCGGGGATGGTGTGGCAGAGGGTTCTGGCGAGGTCGTAGACGTCGGCTGGGAAGGTTTCCATTGGTTCGTGGAGTTTGATGGGTGTGGTGGGGTCGTCGGGGTCTTCGTGGAGTGTGACTTCTGCGGGACACCATCCGATGCGGGTGAAGATGCGTGTGAGGGTGATGGTGTGGGCTTCGCGATCCATGCGGTAGACGATGTCGACGTCGTCGTTTTTGGCTGAGCTGCCGCGTTGGCCTTGGGTTTTTCCTTTGTCTTTTCCGGCGTGGTCGGTGCGGAGGACGGCGATGCCTTTGGTTTTGAGGGCGAGTCCTGTGGTGCGGGCGTATTCGCGGTAGGTGTCGGCTGAGTTTTCTTCGCCTTCGATGGCTCGGCCTGTGGTGTCTATGACGACGACTTGGGCTTGGACGAGTTCGGCGAGTTTGGTGAGTTCGGCTGCGCCTTGGTAGGTGTTGAGTGGGGGGAGGTTGGGTAGGAGGGCGTAGTGGAGGTGGGTGAGGTCGTCGTCTTCGGTGTAGCCGAGGGCTTCGAGGCGTTCGTAGAGGTCGGCTTGCACCATTTCATAGTCAAGGTAGAGGACGTTGATGGGTGGTTGTGGGGGTCTGCCGAGGATGCTGCGCCCGGTGGCGAGGGCTGCGACAGTGGCGAGGGTGAGGTAGGACTTGCCCATTTTGGAGACGGCGAAGAGGGCGGTTTGGCGTGATCTGGCGATGAGTGGGTATGCGAGCCAGTCTTCGGTGGTGTGGTCTTGTTTCCAGAAGTCTTGCCAGTTGATGAGTTGGTTGAGGAGTTCGTCGGGGGTGTGTGTGGTGGGGGTGGGGTTGGTTTGGGTGTAGGCCGCGGCGGCGTGTTTCCATGATCCGCCGTGTTGGGTGGCGGCGTAGTAGCCGAAGCGTGAGTAGCCGCCTGGTGGGATGGGTGCGTTGGTGGTGAAGATGATGAGTGCGTCGTTGCCGTTGTGGTTGACGGAGGCGGAGATGCCTTGGGTTTTGCCGGGTCGTCGCCAGTATTCGGTTCCGTCTTTGCCGCTGTAGACGTATGTCCAGCCGTCTGTGGTGAGTAGCTGGTTCCAGGTGGTTTGGTTGTTGTAGCGGGCGGAGGGTGAGTTGGGGTCGGTGAGGAAGAGGTCGGTGTCGCGTGGGCGGTGGTTGTCGACGGTGGGTTCGGTGGTGAGGCGTTGGATGAGCCATTCGGGTGCTTCGGCGAGTGGGTGTTCTTGGATGCTGTAGCCGTGCTCGAATGTGTATGGTTGGCCGTTGGGGTGGATGGTGGGTGGTGCGAGGACTTGTCCTCCGTCGCCTCGGATGTCTAGGCCTGGGCCGAGGCGTCGTCCTGCGTCGTTGCGGATGGGGATGGGTGTGGAGTAGTAGAGGTGTTTGCCTCCTGTTGGGGTGAGGACGGTGATGGTTTCGGGGAGTTTGCCGTGTTCGGTTTCTAGGTCTGCGAGGGTGTCGTGGCCTGATTGTTGTGGGTCGTGTTCGTCGATGTCTAGGACGAAGAATTGTTTGTTGGTGGCTCGCCCGGTGACGATGCCGACGCCCCAGCCTTTGTATGGGCCTGTCCACCATTGGCGGATGGTGGTGGGGTTGGTGGTGGCTTGGGTTGTCCAGTTGTTGATGCCGGGGTGTTTTGTGCCGGGTTGGATGGGGATGACTCGGATGCCTTTGTTGGCGTAGGAGAGTGCTTCGTTGAGTGTGTTCACGGGCGGGCCTTTGCGGGTTTAGTTGGTTTGTGCGTGGTTGACTCGGGCTTCGATGATCGGCCAGTAGTCGGCGGTGAGTTCGCAGCCGATCCATGGGTGGCCGAGTTGTGTGGCTGCGACGGCGGTTGTGCCTGAGCCGAGGAATGGGTCAAGGATGGTTCCGCCGGGTGGGGTGATGAGTTTGATGAGGTAGTGGATAAGGGCGAGCGGTTTGACGGTTGGATGGAAGTTCGCTTGCGGGTGTTTGCTGTTTGACAATCCCTGGTATGTGCCGCCATCGTCACCAAACACTGGTTTGTCTGCTGGCAGCCCATCAAGTCCTGCGTTGCGTTCGGTGCGTGATGCTTTGGCACAGTAGAAGAACCTGGCAGCCGAACCGCTGTCACCGTAGCCAGGGTCACCTGCTTCGTATTGTCCTGCAGGGACGTTGGTGATGTTGCCCATCGCTTTCTTGCCTATGCGTCCGCCTTGCGATTTGCCCGTGTCGGGGAAGAGTTCGAGGACTTCGTTGGAGCCGTCGTGGATGAAGTTCGCAGGCCAACGACCAGCAGATTCACGGCTGATATATTCCCTGCCGACCTGTGATTCACCGAATGCGTGTCTCTGCTCATAAGTGTTCAGCGTTATCTGTTCATCACCGACTCTGCACCCGTTGATGTTGAGTGCGCCGACGCCGTGTGTCAACACGTTGTTGGCGACGGTGCCGTCGAGTGGTTTGCGGGCGAGGACGATGGGTTCGTGGGCGGGTTTGAGTGCGGTTCCCCACCCGTCCCACTGCTTCGCCGCATCCGTCGCCGGGGCGGTAATGATGTGTCTATTTCCAAAATGGTATTCTCCGACTTCATTAGGGGCTCCGCCGTCTGATACTCGGCGTGATACTGGTCTGCGATTCGCAAATAATCCTTCTGAGATAACTTCCCGTTTCGCTCCAGCGGCCTTGTCAATGGCTTTGGATACGTCGAGTGATTTTGGGAATCCTGAGCCGTAGACCCACATGATTTGGTCTCGTATCTCGAACCCTGCGTCTTCGATGGCGCAAGCTAGACGGTGGTAGGTGCGTGATCCGCCGAACGCCAACAGGTGTCCGCCAGGCTTTAGCACCCGCAAGCACTGTGTCCATACTTGTAGGTCATAGGCGATGCCGGTGGAGTCCCATGTTTTGCCCATGAAGCCGAGTTCGTATGGCGGGTCGGTGATGATGGCGTGAACACTGTTGTCGGGGAGTGTGGCGAGTTGTTGGCGGCAGTCTCCTTTGAGGAGCATGGTTAGTTTCCTTTGTGGGTTGTGGGTGGGTAGATGTCAAGCCAGTCGGGCCAGATTTGGGCTGGGTGGTATCCGGCGCGGATGGCGAGGCGGTCGGCTCGCCAGCAGGAGAAGTGTGTGTTGTTGGTTCGCCATTCGTTGAGTGTGACTCGTCGAACTCCGAGGAGGTTGGCGATGTAGGTGTCGTGGCCTTGGAGTCGTTCTAGGAGTTTGTTGGCGGGGTATTGGCGGAGTGGTTTGTTTTTGTGTTTGTACGGCATTGTTCCTCCATGACGGTTGGGCGGGTCTTGTGGATGGTTGGGTTGGTGCAGATCGGCGGTTCTGATGGTGTGACGTACAGGCTGATTGTTCTACCACAGGTCGGGCATTGGTAGGTGCGTTTCATAGGTGGATGAGTTGTTTGCCGATCCATTCGGCAACTGGGGAGGCTACTCCGTTTCCGCATTGTTTGTAGCGGTGGGTGTCGGCTTGTCCTTCTGTCCATCCGTCTGGCCATCCCATTAGCCGTTCACATTCGACGGGGGTGAGGCGGCGCACTGCCATCGTTGCTGTTAGCACAGATTGTGGTTGCCATCCGCCAGACGGCGAACCTTTGGTCAACGTGAGCGCAACGTTGTCATTGTATTTCGGTGTTTGCTCAGTAGTGAACGCAACAGACGGCGACTGTTGCGACGACTTCAGCGTCGGTGCTACGTCTTCGGTGACGTTGGCGTTTGATCCGAATTGTGTATCAAAGGCAAGCATCGGCACGTTGTTTCCCCCGGTGCCCATCCGTGCCTGCAATGTTTGGACAGGCGGATCATAGACACGCACATCGTCCACCCTTCTGCCGTCAAGAAGCATCGGCTCTTGGACAATCACGGTCGTGGCCCGTGTATCACCCTGATCAAAAGCGTTCAGCGTCGGAGCTGGTCTGCCCTCGTCCCATGTCTCATCATCGGCAACGGATTGGGCACGCTTACCTTTCGTGAACGTGGCGACAGCGTGCGGGCCACGAGCGACCAGCGACGGAGACACAGGATCATCCGAGATGTGGATGTCAAATTGTGCGTTCTGACCCTGGTTGTACGCAGCACGATCTATCAAGATCGGTTCCTGAATAACTAGGTGTTCTCCCCGGCTTGACGGGACGCCGCCCGCACCACCGCTTCTAAGGCAACCTGCAACCTCTCGGGCAGGTTCTTGCCCCGCCTGTTTGCCCGTCGAAGAATCCCCTCGCACGCCTTCGCTGACAGGTAATAGCGGGTCGGGACAACGTGCTGCGGTTCCAGAATCAAAGACAGAGACGACGAACACTCGTCTACGCCGTTGGGGGACTCCGAAGTATTGCGCATCCAGGAGCCTCCATTCCGAGAAACACGCCCCTGCTTCATCCATTTCGTAGAGGACTTGCCCGAAGTCGGAACCTCCTGCGGACGATAAGGCCCCTGCGACGTTCTCCCAAATAGAGATTCGTGGATATTTGCCATTAGTCAAGCTCCTTAGTTCTTTGATGATTCTGACGCCTTCATGGAATAAGCCGGATCGTGCGCCTTCCAATCCTGCTCGTTTGCCTGCGACCGATAGGTCTTGGCATGGTGATCCCCATGCGACAACATCGACAACTGGTGCATGTTGCAGGATGTGTGCTCCTGTGAGGGTGGAGACGTCATCCCATCGTGGAACGTGCGGCCAGTGGCGTTCCAAGATTTTGGTGGCGTGTTTGTCCCATTCGCATTGGAACACGGTTTCCATCCCAGCACGTTCTAGACCTAGGTCAAAGCCTCCGACGCCTGAGAAGAGTGACAGGACTTTCATCGTGTTTCTTTCAGGTTTTCCAGGTGGAAGGTGATGGCTTCTTTGATGAGTTCGCTGATGCTCATGTCACGGCGTTTGGCTTCTCGTTCTATGGATCGGCGTAGTTTGTCGTCGCATCGGAACGACATCATCGGGTAGGTCTTCACGGGTCTCCTTGGTGTTACTTGCTGAAGTGGCAGGTGTCGCAGATGTCGCTGTTGTATGAGGCGACTTCGTTGAGTTCTGTCTGGCTGAGCCTGATCCAAGTGGTGATCGGTGTGACGATCTTCTTGAGGTTGGCGTTGTTGTTGAGTTGTGCTTCTGCGTATGCGCCGATGTGTTGTTCACAGCAGACGCTTCCGTTGAGGTCTTGGTAGTAGTGGTTGTGTGTCTTGGTGTTCATAGTGGCCTCCTTTGCCATGTATGACAAGATACAGACCTTGTCTGACAAATGCAAGTATTTCTGCCCAATTTCTTGAAACCCCGTATTTACTGGCTTTGGCGCGGGGGGGGGGGGCTAGCCCTCGTCCTCGTCCAGCCCCTGCTCACTGATCAGGTAGCTGTGGGCGATGCGGAACCGTTCTATGGCCGAGGCGGTCTCTATCAGGCCAAGGGTGGTGGTGGCGGTCTGGTCGTCCTGGGAGTGCATGAAGATGGATGATTCGCCGTCCAGCGTTTCGACGGTTCCGATCAGGAAGTAGGCGGTGCAGAGTTGCCCAGTGGTTTTCTGGATGTGGAGGGCTATCGGGTCATTCTTCATCGTCGTCTCGCCCTTCGCATTGTGGTTGGGTTGGGAGGGAGATGGGTGGGCAGGAGCACCGGCGTGTCGGGTCACCCGTTCTCATGGGTTGAGATTATCTTCCAGCGAGCTTGCGACCAGCCTCGGGCGGTTCCGTCTCTGTCGATGTAGCACCAGTAGGGGGCGTCTGGGTCGCAGTTGCATCCTGTGATCTGTCGTGGGTTGTGGTCAACGAATTGTTGGCAGACGAGGCATTGGATTCTGGTCATGCTCGTTCTACTTGTACGGGTGGTGTCCATGTGCAGTTCCATTCGTTGCCGGGTTTGGTGGCGACTTCGAGTTCGCCTTCTGGGTACATGGTGACGAGTAGGTGGATGCCTCCTTGCCTGTAGGCGGCCATGATGTCGGCGGTGTCTAGTCGAACAAGCCAGCGGGCGAATCCGTCTTGGTCGGCGAGGATGGTGATGAATTTCGGATCAGGGATCACTTGCACTCAAACCTTTCCTCGTATTTTCTGCCACTCCATTCCTCGTAGTCGTCAATAAGTCGCATGCCTTCCCAATACTCATCATTGACCAACGCCTCAGACATCTTGTAGACGTAATTACGGAGACGCTCAATCTCGATAACTGCCATGTCCACCATTGCATCCACGGTCGCACTTGTGAACTCGTGACGTCGCTTGAGTAATTGCACGATGTCCACGCTCATTTCTGTACCTCGTTGACCATGTTGATGCAGGTCAAGTATCCGATGGCGTCCAATAGTGAGTCGTGGTGGAGTTTGCCGCCGTCGAAGTTGGTGCGGAGGCGGGCGAGTTTGACGGAGACCATGAAGAGGAGTGCGTCTCGGGTGTTGAGTTGGATGCCTGTGAGGGCGTTGAATATTTCGGTGACACTGCGGTAGTCGTCTGCCGGGTGACCGTAGTTTGATTGGCGGTCTTGGTTGACGAGTTTGTGGGCTTCTAACAGGATTTCTGTTCCGGGGGTGTTCACAGTTCAACTCCTTGCTGGAGGTGGAGTTGTAGGCGGTCAACTTTGGCTGTGGTGCTGCGCAGTTTTTCACGCAGCAGGTCGCGTTGTTCACGCATCTGTTCTAGGGCGGTGGACAGTTCGCTGATGCGGAACTGTGCCTCCTGTAGTTCTTGTCGTAGTGCGTCGTAGTCGTAGCTCATTTGCGGGTTCTCCTTGCGAGTTCTTGTTTGAGGGCTTCAATGGTGTTGAAAAGGCGTTCCTGGTCGGCTGGGCCTACAAACACCTTCTGTAGAAATTCGATGGCGGACTGGATTTGCTGTTTTGTCATGGTGTCTTTCTAGTGGGTGGTGTGGTGGGGTTCCTAATCCGCGCAGGGTCGGATCAGGAACCCCGCCCAGGGGGTCACCACATGTCTGCTGAGGCATCCTTCTTCGCTGCTTCGACCTTTGCTGCGTAGAGCTTGGGTGCATTGAAGCCGTTTTTCTTTTCGCCGTCGCCGGTGTAGCGGACGGAGAGGGTTGCGCCGACGAGGGTGTTGAGTCCTGCCTGTGTGGCGGCTTCACGGATCGTCTTGATCATGTTGCCTCGCACCCACAGGTTGTGTGCGCCTTCGGGGGTGTCCATTGTGAACACGAACACATGGCGGACGTCCCCGTTGGAGAACGTTTTGACGTTGCCTGCCGGGTCGCGGTCTTCCAGTTTGCGCACTTCGGTCACAACACCCTTGTGGGTGTCACCGATTTTCTCAAACTTGAGTGCAGGCAGTTTGGGGCCTGCACTGGTGGATTCCATGAATTCATCGGACATTGGTTGTCTCCTTGATTGTGAAGGTGTTTGTTGTTGGATGGTATTCGAGGTCGGTGACCCCTTCTGCCAGAGCCTCAACCAGGTTCCAAGCACGTTCGGCTTGTATCCAGTCAAGGTCTGAGAGAGCTTCTGCTGTGGTGTGGTACATGGATTTTGTGGCGTGTTCGCACACTGCAAGTAGTGCGTCACGGTCAATGACGCCGTCTATTTCGGCCATGCGTACCATGATTCGTCCGATGAGTAGCCGTCGCATTGTCGGCTTGGCTGACAGGGATATCGGATCGTGCTGTTCCGCTTCGGCGGTCAGGTCACGGATGATCTGTTTGTTGTGGTCGGAGAGTGCTGCGAATCTGGCTTGGAGTTTGGCAACATATTCGGGTTGCACGGTTTCGCCTTCACCGGCTTTGAGGAGGTTCATTTGGTGGCCTTCTTGCGACCCTTGGTGGTCTTGACTTCGGGGAACGGGATGGCGTGTTCGGCTTCCAGACGGGTGACGAGTTCTGACACCTCGACGATCTGTGTGGGGGTCATGTCGGGCAGTTTGATGCCTGGGTGTGGCCAATGTGTTTTGAGCGCGGTCTGAGCCGCCTCAGGAAGTTGCTTGATGCGATCAAGCACAGCTCCACGGTCAGGGCTTTTGCCGTTGTAGGCGGGCTGGTATGGGGTGGAGAGGTCTTTGCGTTTGCGCCATGCTCGGACTTGGAGTGCGAGTTGTGCTGCCTGCCAGCCTGCTTCAATGTCAACAAGGTGGAGGTAGCACTGGCCTGTTCCTGCCGGGAGGTGGCAGATCATGGCTTGTGTCTTGGAGACGTCAGGCATGTCGGTGCGTTCGTCTGTGCGCCAGTCGTAGAGGTGTTCTGCGTTGGCGTAAAGGGCGAGTTGTACCGCGATGGATTGGATGGCGTAGTCAATCGACCCTGTTTTGAGGTCGAGGATCATGGGCTGACCGCCACCGATTTGGATGATGCGGTCGGTTGTTCCTGCGTACTCATGCGTGTCGGAGATGAGCAGGGCTTCCATGTGAAGGAAGTTGATGCCGTGCTGTTTGATTGTTGCTTGGTAGGCGTCAATGTCGGCTTGTAATCCTGGGAGGATTGCTGGCTGTCTGCCCATGTCTAATTGGTGGGTGAGGGCGTGGAGTGCTGTGCCGATGTTGGCTTTGGTGGATGCTCCTGCCGCTTCAATGGCATCTTTGACGATGGCATCAAGTGACCGCTTGTCGTCAAGGTTGGTGGATGCGGCGGCGAGCAGGTCGGGTCGTTTGACGAGTCCTGTTGCGGTCATCCTTCCCTTCCATGCGGTCAACGATGCTTCGTCGTCGAGTGCTTTGGCGATGGTGGTGACGCGGGTGTACCCGGTTGCTTTGCCATCGGGGCGTTGGATGAGGTATCTACCCCATCTGTCTTTGGGTGCTTCTTCAATGGTGATGAAGTCGGCGGTCATTGGCGGGCCTTTCAGTTGTGTGGGCTTCTTGGGAATTGCAGGTTAGGGGGTGAACCTTATCGTGGGGGTGTTGGGTCGTCAATCATTTTCAGCAGATTGATCCAGATGTGTCCTGGCATGACGGCATACCAGTCGTCTGGGTTGTTTGATCCGCGTCGTTTGATGATGACGGTTCCTGTCCAGGCTCGGGCGTTTTCCATTTCGACGGCGAGCTCTTTCAGGTAGCCGGGGATGTCAATACGTTTTTCGTTTTTGACTTCTATGACGACTCCTGGGAGGCCGTCTATGTCGCCTCGGTCGTCTGTCCATCCTGCTCGTGAACGTTCGGCGTGAATCCAGCCGTGTTCTTTCAACCATTTGGCGACTGCAAGTTCGGCTCGGTTGCCTTTGCGTTTGTTAGCGGATGCCATGCTGTTTCCTGATTCGTGCGTAACGCCGTCGTTCTGTGGTGGTCATGCCACCCCATATGCCGACTTCTTCGTTGCGGATGGCGAAGTCTAGACAGCGTTGTCGTACTGGGCAGACGTTGCAGATGGCTTTTGCTTCTCTGACGATGACTCTGACTGCTTCCTCAAAGAAGATGCGTCCTGAGACGTTACGGCAGGCAGCAAGTTTGTGCCATTCGGGGCGGTGGAAACTGAAGACGTCTTCGTTTTCAGCCCATCCGCTTACGCCGTGGTCGTCCACGAGACTCCTCGGATTCCTGTTTGATCCATTGTGAAAGTTTCATCACACCATAGACGGTGATGGTCAGATACAGGGCGAATCCCCACAGGTCTCGATTTGTGGTTTCGCCCGGTTCTGCTGGCATGAACCAATACATGATTTGGAGCATGATCAGCATGAAGAAACTGATGTTGATTTTGTCTTTGAGTTTCATGTGTCCTCCTTGTGGACGAGTTTGACTGTAGGGGATCAGGGGAGACTTGTGGTGGATTGTTTGGCAAGTTTGTGGGTTGACCATTGTTCCCAGCCTCCGTATTGCCATACGGCAAGCATGGCTCGGAGCGTGGTTTCGGGGTTGTAGAGGTCGTTGCAGGTGGTGAGGATGCCTTGGGTCTGGAGCCACCCTGCCGGGTGGTAGCGGGAGGGGCGACACCAGAACCCGTTGATTTGGCCTGCCCCGTAGGAGCCTGTGTTGGGATCATCGGGGTTGTGGGCGGTCGGGGTGCAGCGGGATTCGTGGTAGAGGATGCCGGTGAGGGTGGGTAGTTGTTCGGCGGGCCATCCGACTTCGATTGCGAGGGGCTGCCAGTTGGGGCAGGTGTGCCGCCAGGAGGCTCGGAGAGGCGTCTGGGAGGGCTTCTGTTGCGTCGGGTTGGGGTTTTGGGGTGTTGGTGCTGTTTCGGTTATCTGGTGGATTCTAGGTGGTTCTGGTGGGGCTGATGCTGCTTTGGCTTCGAGGAGTCCGAGGGTGGTGATGAGGGCTGTGGCGAGGATTGCGATGCGTTTTTTCAAGGATCAGACCTTTCGTTTGGGTATGACCGCACCACCCAAGGAGGAAGGTGGTGCGGGGTTGCTGCGACTCGTATGCCCGCCGAGGCCGAGGAGCTACCGTCTCTCAGCCTAGTGGGGTGATGTGTCGGTTGTCGTTAGCGGTCGGAGATGTCCCCGGCAACGATGATGCGCATGTTCACAACCATTTGCACAGGGATGTGAAGGGCTGAGTCAATCTGGTCTTCCCCGAAGATGCGGGTTTGGTAGATCGTGACATGGCCTTCTTTGCCGCCTTCTAAGGTGGGGAGGTGAAACCCTGCTGTGAGTACGAGGCAGGGGGCGTGGTCGATGTCGCCGATGTGGAACCAGCCGTCTTGGTCGGAGTGGGTGTCGTGCCACTCGACCATCACGAAGTTGTGTTCGGGGCGTGTCATAGCCACACCATGAATTCTGAGGTGACCCGACCGGCGACCGGGTCGACGAAGTGGAGGCGTTGGGAGGGTTTGCCTGTGGCTGCAACGAATTCGCGCGCGTACTCGTTGTGGGATTCCGGCGAGCCGGTGACGAATACCCGGCCACCGTTTGCCATCGTGAGGCTCATGGGGGTGTGGAAGTGGCCCATGTAGGCGTCGACAAACGGTTCGATGACGCCTGATGCCCATGCGTTGCACTTGCGTAAGATCCCGAACGCAGGCACGTTCCCTCCGTAGCCTTTTATTTCGTCGCCGTGGACGACGAGGGCGCGATAGTTCCCGACCTCGCAGATTTGATACCAGTCGTCTGACATCTGCCATTCGATGTTGAGGTCTCGGGTTTGCATCTGGGTGATCTTGTAGGCCATGCGGTCGGCGTTGTCACCGGCATAGGTTCCGTCCCCATACCTGCCCAACCTGCCGTGATTCCCGTACTCACAGACGATCCGCAGTTTCGGGAAGTAGGCGGCGAGTGTGCGCACTTGGGTTTCCATGATCTTCACGCACTCGAACAGCTGCTCGAAAAGGTGTGCCTCGATCTCGTGGATTTGGCTCGGAAATATGTTCCCGCCCCCCTCGACCATATCTCCCCCGTAGATCAGCACAGCCTCATCGACCGGGTGATGTGAGCGTTGAATGTCGGTGAGATGCATCACCTTCTCCGTGAATCGCTCAATCCGCTGAGCGCAAGTCTCCATCCCATAGGACACAGACTTCTTGCCCAACTGCCAGTCGGTTGCATGAATCAACGCAACCTCAGGCTTCCCTTTCCGTTTGTCACGCTTCGCCTTTGGCAACGGTTTCACGCGGCCAGCAGCACGAGACGCCTCGTAAGCGGCTTTGTAGACCGCCTCAACCATCGCCTCCTGCTTGATGACCGCCTTGTCGGCGCGACGCTGGGTGGTGCGCAGCAGGCGTTCAAGTTCCTGAATCTGTTGCTCGCTGGTGAACTCGCTCATTTGGCAAGCACCTTGCGACGGTATGCGGCAATAGCCTCATATCCACACGGCAAACCACGACGCTTCAACACTGTCGAAATGGTGTTGATCGGGATAGTGACATCCCGAACCGCCGCCTCAAAGTCGGCGAAGGTCTGCTTGTCAGCGACCTCGCGGAGTTTTTCGACCGCGTCCTTGTGCCTTGGTCTCCGGCTTGCTTCTACGCACTCTTTCAGTAAATCGCCCATTCTCATGCTCCTTGAGGTGTTGCGCCAATGCGTCCTGAACGGTGTCCACCTTACCCTCCACCCGACCAACACTGGCGGATACCTTCGTCAACACCGTCATCACCTCAGCATGATCCTTGGCGTTCTCTTTCCTAAACGCTGTGAGTAGTCCTACGATCACAGTCCCCACCATGCCGACCAACGCGGCAATCACCACAGCCCAACCCTGATCAAGCACCCAGAACCTCCCTCACCAATGCTGGTTCCTTATCGACTCGGTGAGCGACGATGTGCCACGGCTCGACCTGCAACTCCCAAGTCCACCCCAACCGAGGCCCCCACTCCAACAGAAAGTCCAACCCAGATCGCTTCGCCGCCTTCGGCCTGTTCGAGATGTTGACCACCTCACCAGACTTGAGACGCAGAGCCGCGTCAATGGCCAGCCCGAATCCGTGATTGCTTGTGCCGGGTGTGGCAACGGGCGCACCGAAATGCAAATACCAAGTCTGACCATTCCACGTTCGCGTCACCTGCTTCGTGCGCTTCGCATCCGGGAACGGACGCATACGAGCCTTGAACAACTCCTCCTGCTGGCTGTAAGGCCGATAGTCACCCACATGCACCAAACTCAAACGCTCCTCCAACGCCTTGATCTGCAACGCCGCCCAAGCCCTAGCAGCCTTATGATGCATCCGCCCCGAAGGCTGAATGTGCGTCAACAGCCTGTTCGGCAACTGGCCATTCTTGACCCCAGCAAGATCAGCAGGCAACACGATTCGACGGGTCGGCAACACGACGATGCCTACTGGGATTCGGCGATGTGCAGAGCTTCGTCAGTCTTGCTGTTCTCAACGCGCTGCGTGTATTCACCCAAACCCAACGTCGCCAACACAAATGTCGCCAACGCTTCAGCAGGCAAATCCCAAATCGTCGCCAACAACAACATCGTTGAAGTCACGAACGCCTGAACACGAACAGGATTGCGTCGAGCGAATTCACGAATCATGGTCATGCTCCGAGGCTACTCGTTATTCTGAATCGGTGGCGTTGGAGGAGTCACGAACTCGTCAAGCGTTGCGTCGTATCTGTATCCAGGTCCCGCGTAAATGCCGCGAAAGTTATTGTTGTACGAAGTCTGAAGCCACGTTCCAGATAGTCCGAGCGACGCGATGAATGCTTGACCGATCGGTTCGGATTCGGGAAACTCTCCACCGCCGCAGTCATCATTAGAAACGACGATTACTTGCGTGACGGTGTTGTTCTCGTCTACTTGTGCGAAGTGTGCCATTACTTGAACCTCACGTAAATAATGCCCGATCCACCCGATCCACCCGATCCGCCGTTGCCATTGGCCGCGCCACCCGATGCCGTGTTCGCGCCAGCCGATCCGCCGTTCGCATTGCCGCCGATGGAACTTCCACCCGTGCCACCGCTCGATACTGATGTTCCTCGACCGCCGCCGCCGCCCGCGGCCTTGAATAAAGCCGAACCGCCAATGAACGCCGAAACGTCATAGCCTGCACCGCCGTTTCCCGCAACGGTCGTTGTGCCGTTTCCGCCGACTGCCGCCGATCCGCCGCCGCCGCCACCGCCGCCGGAGTTTGTTCCTGCTTGCGTTGTACCTCCTGCGTATCCCGTGATGGCCGCCGCGATCGGATTACCGGCGACGTTGTACCAACCGGATTCATTACGCGAAACTGCTCCGCCGCCAGAAGCGCCGGTACTAGTACGAAATCCGCCGTATGAATGTCCGTGTGCGCCACCTGCCGCGCAGATCTCGTAAATGACGTCAATGTATGATGCGCCTCCGTTCGTGTTTGATGCTCCACCAGCACCGATAACGAGTGATGCATTGGCATCCAAATAGATAGTGCGTTGGAGAATCTGTCCCGCTCCTGCGCCGCCGCCGACGCCGTTTCCGTCGCCGCTTCCGCCGCCGCCGCCCGCACCGATAAGCATGACGTCAAACACGCCCGCTTTGGTGACCGTCAGAGTTCCTGATGAAGTGAACGTGAGGAGCGTGTAACTCTCACCGCCGACCGTGATCGACGAACTCGACCCGCCAGTCGCCGCACCGTAACTTACGCCACCGCCACCGCGAAAAAAGATCGCCGACGAGCTGCTCGTGAAATACAGCGATCCACCCTCCCATTGAGCCAATGCCGTTGAGGCCGCTGTATTCAATGTGATACCAGTACCCGCCGCTACGCTGACTGTCCCTGAACCGATTGAATGCAACCAAACTGTGTCGCCAGCATCAAATGTGCTGTTAGGAACCGTGATTGTTGTTGCGGTTCCAGCATTCATTACTACTCGTGTGCCTTTATCGGCGGCAGCGAGTTGATAGTCGGTTGATTTTTCTGAAACTGTCCAGTTGTAGTCGTTCGCCTGAAGCGTGTTCATTTCGCTGGCGAGCAACGTCTGGCCGGAGGAGAACGTCTGTTTCATGGCATCCAAATCTTAGCCGTTGAAACGTGCCGAAGAGGCTGGTTAGCCGAGCGCATCTACGCCATCCAATTCTGAAGAGTCCAGAATAAAGGCTGTCAGCAGTTGTGCCTGTCCCAGACCGATGGTGATGCGGTGTTGGCTGGGGGTGATTTCGTGGCGGATGGATTCCACGAAGACCTCTTGTGTGACGGTGAGGGGGGAGCCTGTTGTGAACGTGCGGGTGACTTGGATGATGTCGCCGATTTCAAGGGCGACGACGGCTTCCCGGTCGGCTTCGGTCAACCCGTTGCAGAGGACAATGATCTCCTCAAAGCGTGAGACTGGGATGGCATATTTGGTGATGATGTTTTGGGCGAGGGTCAAGCCTTGGGCGGCGTCGGCGAGGGGGAGGTCATTGAGGGCGTAGGTGGAGACCCCGTATTGGTCGATTGAGTCTTGGTCGGTGGCGGTGGAGATTGATGCGCCTTGCACACCGATTTGTGCGCGGTTGATGAGGGTTTCGGCTCCGTAGCGGGTGGTCAGTTCTTGATACGGGATGGCTGTCCCGGCGTCGGAGAAGAACACCGTGGGGGTGTCGAATGAGAATTGGATGCGGGGCTGTAGGACGACTCCGATGTCGGGGTCTTTGGACATGAAGAAGCGTCCGTCTTCAGCCTGCGCGACAGCATCAATCGCCGCCTTGACGTTTGTGTTATCCGAGTAGGCGACCGTGCCGAGGGTTGCGACGCAGGCCGTTGAGAGGCTGCGGGTCGCAGTCGAATAGGCCACCTCGGGGCGATCCAAGATTTCTGCCACTCGAAGATCAGGGCGAGTTTGGGTGGGGGTAAAGGCGAGGAGGTTGGTTTTGCCGAAGTCGGCGAGGTCGTCAACGCCGGTGATGCGGGCGATGGAGATGTTGGGTTTCTGGTATTCAATGTCAAGGTCTTGGACGCGGCCTGCCCAGAGTGGTTCGGTTCCTGCGGAGCCGCCGTAGATGCGCATGAAGCGTCGTGGGGCGATGCCGAGGTCGCCTTCGTAGTAAGGCGAGGCGGTGTTGGCTGGGTCAAAGGATCGGCCCGATTGGGAGTCGTTGATGACGAGACCGCACGTTCCGGGTGGGAACGTGGAGAATTGGTCGGTGCGGCCCCTAGAGATGCCGACTGAGTTGACCCATTCGGTGATGTCTACGAATTCTGTGGAGCCGTCAAGAACATCGGTTCCGTCGAGTGTGGATGAGTCGAGTGTGAAGGCGTCGGTGATGAAGCCGACATCCAACTCAACCTTTAGGGTTTCCCCCCACGGCATCACCTTCGGCATAGGTGATCAGGTCACCAAACCGTATGCCTGCAACGGGCCAGCGATACGGGTGAAGTCACGCAGATAGTCGGCAATAATCCTGCCGACCTCAGCCCCATCGGTCGCCAATCCAGCCTGCACCGTCACATTCAATGCAGCCAACTGCGACTCCTGACCTGGTGTGTAGACCGGCACAGGCTCAGGAACACCAGGCACAACAGGAATCAACCCAGACGCACCAACCTTGCCAGCGACACCAGGGAACTTCCCGGCAACGTCAGCCAACTCCTTCAACGCCTCCTTGTATTTCTCCAAGGTCTCAGTGTGCTCTTTGAGAATCCTGTCGTTGTCCTCAATGGCCTTTGCTTGAGCCTTTTGGGCATCCGTGACAGCCTTCTGAAATGGCAACAACTCGGCATCACCGTCACGCAAACCTTCAGTCGTGATACGGAGTTGACGGCGCGCCTCGGTCAGATCACGGGTCGAATTGATCTGGTTGTCTTCCGCGTCAGCAACCTCAAACTTTGCTTCAGCCAAACTGATCTCAGCGATACGGATTGCGTCAGGTGTTGACTCGGGATCGCTACGCAGGTCAGCCAAATCCTGCTCTGCTTTACGCACCGCAATGACGGCTTCCTCAATGTTGAACCCGGCACGAGCAACCTGACGTTGCGCCGCGGCAACACCGCGTTGTGCATCAGCAATCTCGCCAGGTGTTCCAGCGGCTTGAGCTTTGCGCAACGCCGCCTCGGCTTCAGCCAATCCAAGGTTCGCCTCATCCAATGACTGCTTGCTGTCAGCGACCCGTTCTTGAGACCGCCCGAATGCGTCGGATGCCCGTCGAGCATCCTGCAACACTTTTGTGTATTCGGCGATCTTGTCGGTCTTGGACAACTCTTTCGTGGTCTTGGCCACCTTGTTGCCTGTGTCCTCAACCTCATCACCCAAACCCTCAACTTCTGTTTTGGTTTTGCGGGTGCGCACACCAAAGGTTTCCATGCGCTCGTTCGCTGCAACAATTGCCGGGTTCGCCTTAGCATTCAGGACATTTGTGGCATTGATAACAGAGCCGCGGAAGTTGTCAAACGTCTTGTTGAGTGACGCCTGTGTGCTGGTGGATTTAGAAACAATGTCGTTGTAAAGGTCATAAGCACCCTTCAGTCCGACAATCGGGACGGCTGCCAGGGCGATGATCGCAGCAGCCTTCTGCGTCTGCCCTCCCAGACTTACAATCGCCAGGGAGACATTGCGCAGAATCTCGATAACTGTGAGACCAGCCTGACCGAACGATGCTACAAAGTAAGCGAGAGCTGCTTTGACTCCGCTGCTGCGGAACGTGTTGATCGCCAAGGCAACCGCTGGAATAAGTGTCTCGGTGAAATACTCGGCAATCTTGGTCACTGTCGGCAGAAGTAACGTCCCGAACTGTTCTTGCAGTTCCCCAACAGCGATACTGAACTTGCGGAACTTGCCAGCAGAAGTATTGGCGGCAGCCTCAGCAGACCCCTCAAATGCATCCTTCAATTCGTTTGTGATCTGCCCAAGGTTCTTGCTCTTCAGGGCCGCCTCACTCAGCGGGATTCCGAGACGAGTCAGCGCAGTGAACTGGCCGTTCGCTGCACGAGCCAACGCAATGGACACAGATTGCAAGTCACGACCAGAGCCAGCAGAAATGTCCAAACCCAACTTCAACAAATCCTGTGCCTGAGTCAAATCTCCTGTGGCACGGATCAGAGTTGACAACGCTGGACGCAACTCGTCGTCAGCGGTAGCCGTCGCAAACATCATCTGCTCGACGAACTTCTCTGTCTCGGCAGTCACATTCTGAGTCGCCCCAAACGTGTTATCCAAAGCCTGCTTCAACAGTCGCTGAGACTCTTCATCCTCCGCTGCCGCTTTGACTGCAAACCCGGCAGCCGTCGTGATCGCCCCGAACGCAGCCGTACCAGCGATGGCCAACGTCTTGAACGACGGGATCATGCTGGACAACTTGCCGCCCAACCCGCCCTTGCCGAACACCGCATCCGCCGACGCTTCGGTCTTTCGGAACTCGTTGATCAACTGCTTGGCATCACCAAGCAGTTTCACCATAAATGAGCGTTCAACGGCCATGAACGCAAATTCTACTAACTAAACGCCAGACGCTCCCGAAGGTCACAGAACTCACGCAACAATTGTGAAGCCACCTGTTGCTCAGTCAAACCAACAAACCGCGACAAGTCCTGAGGCTCCGTCCACCAATCCTCAGAGAACAGATAGTGGTTAGACCCAAACCTGTTGGGCTGACGAGGATTCTTGCCGACTGACGCCACCCATTGACGGGACGGCATCGTGAACACCTCGGACAGTTCCGTCGCCAACGGCACACCAGACCCAGACCTGAAGGCGAACGGTTGCCCAACCTGATGCTGGGGCAGGAAGAACATTCGTGCCGGGTCTTTGGTCGACGGATCACCAACCACATTGATCCGCTCATGCAAACGAGTCCAGACCTCACCCCACCTGTGCGCAGGCACAGGCTTGTCCAACGGGATGACAAGATGCCAATGCTCGTCACCCTCACGATGAGACCAAGTTGTGTAAGCGTTCCACTCCAAGCCATCCAGACGGGCATGGTCAAACGCTTCACCGTCCATGTCCACGACAAGGCAGGTGATGGCGAGGACACCAGAGTTGCCACGAGTTGCACCAGGCTGATACACGACGGGCGACCACAGACCGCCCTGCTTCTTGTAGTCGTGAGCCTGGTGGAATCCGAGGCGTGACCACAGTTGCACCCACGACCCGGCGAAAGGGGTCGGGGTGGTGTCGGTGACATGCCGGAACGTGACGGCACGAACGTGATCTAGTACTGGAATCTGCATGGCGGGCATCTCCTGGGTTGACTCTAGGGCTATGTTGCCCCGATGGCAAGTTTTTTGAGGACATGCTCAATGGCGTTCTGGTATTCCTCGGCAATGAACTCTTTTTTGTCCCTGACTGCCTGCCAGAAGAAATAGCCTTGGCGACCCCGATGCCGAAGGAATTGCTTGGTTGTCGACCTGCGGCGACCACCAAACTCGGCTCCGAAGAACACTTCGCCCATGGTGACCTTGGTCTTTCGACGACGGTTGGGCCGGGATGCTGACACGAACCCGCGCTTGTGATCCAACTTGATGGTCGGGATGCGGTCGTTTCTGGCCCTCAAGCCGTTGACCACAGCCTGAGCTTGTGACTGCCCGGATGACCCAGGACGGTTGGGGCCGTGCTTCGGTTGCCCTGCCGCATTCCTTTTGGCTTGATCGACCACATGCTGTGCAACTTTCTGTGCGGCAATGCGCATCTCATAGTTGAATTTGTCGTTAGCTTGAGATGCTTCACGGAGAAACTGCATCAAGCCGGGGACGTAGAACGCAACCTCTCCGGCACGACCGACAACGCCAGCACCAGACGATGTGCGTGTACGGATTGCCACGTTACTGATTGTAGGGCGTGGACGGATTCTGCTTCACGAAACGCCAATGCAAATACTTCTGCATTGAATACAACATCCGTGGTGACTCAGCCAACAATGCTGACGGAGCAATGCCCGTCTCGCATGCCAAATAGGCAATCAACCAGTGGGCTGAGTTTTCTCCAAAGGGACGATCGGTTCCTCCCCAGAATCAATGGCGATGCTTTCAACCGTCTCAATCCATGCGTCGAATGACAGCGCAGTTTTCCCACGCCGTTTCTCTGAATGCCAACCAAGCCATGCCAGATCACGAACCTTGAGGTTGTCCTCAATCTTCGCCATTGAGATGTTGTGAACTTCCTCAAACTTGATGAAGTCAGCAAACTCTGCAACAGACTTGCGGGGTGTCCCGTCAGTTCCGTGGATCAATAATGCGAATTTCACTTGTTACCTCCGCAGGGTGAGTGTATGTGAGATCAGGCTCCAGTTGACTTGGTGATTGCGCCCGAGATTGGGAAGGTTACGTCGGCAGTTGCCAACTCGCCAACCGCTCCGTTCACAGCCTGCCACTCCGTCACGAGCACCGAGAAGGTGTAACTGGGGTTTGCCGTGGAGGCGGCAGCAGTTCCGTTCGGCTTGATCGTGCAGGTCACAGCAGTGGAACCGACGAGCGGGAAAAACAGACCGTCAATGGCGTTGTAGTCGTTGTGAATGGAGAACGTCACCGAGTTGTCAATCAACCCCGAGACGCGGGTGATTGCCGAGTTTCCGAACGCGGTGGTCGGTACTTCGGCGGCACTCGAAACGAGCGAGACTGAAGCAACATTCGAGCTGATGTCGGTTCCGTTGAAGACAACGTTGACATCTTTGAGGACGAGCTTTGCCATTATTCTTCTTCTCCTGCCTGTTCGGGCTTGGTCGATTTCTTGGTTGTGACTGCCGGTTTGACGACTGGCTTGAGCAGCCCTGCGTCAATCAGCAAGCCTACATTGTCAATGCCCGAACCGTCCACGAAACCGCCAGGTGCAACACCTGTGACCGGGAACGGCCCACAAACCTCATACTTGATGGCACTCATTGCATCAAGCATAGACGAGGCATTGGAAATCAACTGTCAGATACAGGGTGTCGTTCGCATCAATGTTGGTGATGTTGGTTGCCCCTGTGACGATCACATCCTGAACGACACCACCGAGGGTGCGGTCAGCCTCAATCGCAGCACGAATTGACTGGTTCCCACCATAGGACAGATATTGGTCAAGTTTGTCCTGGGCGGTGCGTTCCGAGACTCTCTGAACCACAACCGTGATGGTGAAGCGGTGAACGACGTTGCCTGCCCCCATCGCCCCGTGATAGGTGATTTCGTCCAGCGTCGGGAAGGCAAACGGTGGGTTGACTCCATCTGGCTGGTAATCAAATACCCGCAGACCTGAGACTGTGGCGACTGCTGCTTTGAGGGCGTCTTTGACTTGGCTGACTGTGGCGGTCATGCGAACATCCGCATTCTTCGGTACGGCTCAACCAACTGTGCCACATCGGGGTCAAGGAATCGGGAGACTCGGATGGCTCCTAGGTCTCCGAATCCTGCGACACCGAGGGGTGAGTCGTACCGCTTGAAGATGCGTGATGCTTGCAGGATGCAGGCTTGTTTGATCGGCTCCGGCGTGTACGACCAGCCCCATTGGGCGGTGACTTGGACGAGTGCTTGCGATCCGTAGTTAGAGTTCACGTTGGGGAACAGGTAGTCGCCGACTGCGCGCATCTTTGTGTAGACCCAGTTGAGGCCATCAAGGACTCCGTTGAGGGGTTCCAACTGGTAGTCGGTGGTCGCCCATGTCGTGTCAAAGACGCCGTCTGCCATTGATGATGTTTTGAGGATGAGTCCTGTGGTAGTGGCGATGTCGTCGACTTCGCAAATGTATGCGTCTTGTGCTGTGAAGATGCGGGCGGTGGCTGTGCCGGTTGTCCAGAATTGGCGGTTGGCGTAGCCGTCAATGAGCCGGGAGGCAGCCCCGATGCAGTTGTTCAATAGTGCGTCGTCGGCTGTGTCGGCTGTGCCGATACGCATGGTGGCCTTGACTTCGTTGAGGGTTGCGTAGTTGGTCATTGCGTTCTGAGTCTACTCGTTGTGGTTTGTGTGCTTACAGGGTGGCGAAAAGTTCGCCGACTTCGTTGATGAACACGTTTTTCTGTTCGCCTATCCAGGCCCGATAGGGGGCTTGTTTTTGGTCGGCTTCTTTGAGTGCCTGTTTGCTGCTGAACAGGTAATTCACCTTGTCGTGCAGTTCGTCAATGGTGCGGAAAAAGAACCAGTCGTCAAGGGGCATGTCTTGTGGGTGACCTGCCGCTCCGTGGGTTGTGGAGAATACAACGCACCCGTTTTGGGCTGCTTCGCGTGGGGGTCTGTCTCTGCCTGGGTGACGTCCGAAATCAATGTAGATGGAGGATTCGGTGAAGGTTCGGGCCACCCCGTAGCGGTCTAGGTTTCGCAGTTCAATGATGGGGTGACGGGTGGTTGCCTGGAACGCCCCGAGAAGACCGGCGTTCTTGGCTGGATTGAGGACGATCTGGTTGTATCTGCGACTGTCTTTGATCATGGGTGTGTTGATGTAGTCGGTGAGCATCATCCGTGGCTGCGGGAAATGGGCGGTGTGTTGGTAGGCGTAGTGGGATTGACAGAGGTTGAGGTCGATTCGGCTGATGTCTGACTGGCCGTGGGTGGCGAAGTTGTCGACCGACAGCCACCACAGTGCGCAACGCTGCTGGAACTCGTAGGCATACTCAGGCCAGATCTCGGGCAGCACCACCAAAGCGTCAGCAGGGATCTCATGCTTCTGGATGATCGGGATGTTGTAGTGCCGATAGGGCTGCGGAATGGTGTGCTGCTGTTTGTAGGGGACGTAGCAGATGGCTGCGCTTCCTGGCTTGATCAGATTGGCTGCGTCAACCAATTGATGTAGCGCTTCAGGGCCGCCGGTGACAGCGTTCGCTGGACAGATGACTGCTAGACGGATCGACGCCATACCCACGACTCAGGGTGCTTGTTATCCACGATCCATCGCGGCCAGTCCTCGGTGATTTCCACCTCGTTGTATCGTTCGTCTCGCACGAATAAGCCTTCGGTGAAACAGCGGTGCATCTTCGCGTCAACGTCACCTGTGTTGAGTTCCTGATGCGAGAACTGGCGAATCTTGTTAGCGCACCATTCTGGGCCGCCCATCCATGAGACATGCCAGCCGCCGTACAGTTTCGGGTAGGTTTCTCGGTTGCGTCGAATGTTGTCGGCCTGGTCGCCCATGTGACCAAATGGGCCGCCAACACAGGTCAACTCGAAGGGGAGTTCCCAGTGGACGCTCATGGCGAGGTGGCGCATGGTGACACTGTGGATGCCTTCCTTGAATTTGCGAGCCATCCACGGTGACCAAATCTCGTCAGTGTCACAGATTGTGATGACATCATCCGGCTGCACCCCAACCTGTAGTGCTGCGACGAACAGATGGTTGCGTGTATCTGCTTCCACCTGCCATGCGATAGAGGCTGTCGGGGTTTCGTAGTCCAGCCAAATGATCTGATCTGCCCATTGAGCGAACCGTTCCCGAGGCGCACGTTCCTTCGGCTTCCCGGTGAAGGTCTTGTCCCCTTCGATGACGATGAACTTGTCAACCGTGCTTGACAGTTCGTACAACCGGCATTCCAGAATGTCCTGCTCACCGTTGTAGAGCACTCCGTCGTAGATCAATCCCATGAAAGATCAAGCCTCCGTTGTAATGACCAGTCAGATTCGGGGACGCCGTTGGCCCACCGTTCCTGAAACAGTTTGTGATTTGCCGCAAAGGTGTGCGCGTTGCGTTGCTGGTATTCGTCAGACGATTTGAGAGTGGACGAGTTGCGGTGCATGATGTTCGCCATCGACCGCACGACAGGCAGCCCGTGGGCCTCCACACGCATCTGGTAATCGTTGTCCTCAAAATAGGCGGGATGATACCCTTCGTGAAACAGGCCAACCTGCTTGACGACATCTGAGCCGATCCACACACAAGTCCACTCAGGTTTCCCGCCAAGCACCAGATTGCCTGGTTCACACAAGCTCAGAAACTCCTCGACTGCGCCTTCCCCGAAGGTGACGTCGAAGCCGACGATCATCCAGCCAGCGCTGAACGGTGTCGCTTTGATCCCCAGATTCCAAGAGGCTGCCACTCCGAGATTGGACGGCATCCGCCAGAACCACAGATTCTGCACATTATTGCAGGAAAGGATGAAGTCGGGGTCGTTGCCGTTGTCAATCACAATCAAGTTACGCACCTCGACATGCCCGAGGGAAGCGAGCATTGTGTTGAGCCGCTGGTGCTCGGCGAGCACCGGGACGATCAGCGTTGGGATGTGCGACACCACTCGGCGATCTCCTTCATGGCGGGCTTCCAGAAAGCCTCAAACACATGATCCGCCTCATACCCCCGAGCATGAGCAATGGCCTTCTCAGAACGGCTCCTAGGGGCCTCATACGCGCCCCTGAGGGCATTCAGGATGCTGGGCACTGACGGGGTGAAGAACCACGACCGCTGGGCCGCATCCCACCAAGGCTGCCCATCCACAAGCCACCCATCCCCAACCAACTCCGGCTGAGCGGTGAAGTTCGAGACAATCACCCTTGTGCCGCAAGCCTGCGCCTCCACAACTGGGATGCCAAACCCCTCACCCATCGACGACGCCAACAGCACATCAGCCCCCGAATACATGGCAGCCAAAGCCTTATTCGGGAACCCCTGACGATAGATGTATGGGTCAGCCCACTTGATCTGCTCGTCCTTGATTCCACACGCAGTCGCCAAAGCGTTCAGGTCAATGCCGCCCATCGCGCCGGTCGCCTCAGAATGCATGTAAAGCACCGCGTCGGGATGATCCGCAGCAAACATGGCGAACGCCATAAAGTTTTCGGCGAACGCCTTACGCGATGGAACAACACCTTTGTTCGCCGCAGTCATCATCACAACAAACTTGTCGTCCTCGATGCCCATGATTTGACGGCCCGTGACTTGCTTGCCATTCGCATCAGACAGCGACGGAGTGGGCTTGAACACATCCTCAATACCATGCGGAACATAAACGCTACGAATCCCCAACTGTTCCAACATCCGTTGACCAAACTGCGACATCGCAATCGGCAATACATTCGGGCGTTGACACCACTCCGCCACAGCAGGTGGACAAGGCTGATGATCAATCGGAACCCACGACGCAATGTTCGGAATCTTGTCCAGATTTGGGGCTTTCAACACCCACACATCAAACAAAGTCATCAACAATTTCGGCAGTTTGGTGGCGTGAGTCCACTCCATCCAATGCGCAACAATGATATCGTCACTGTACGCAGACAAGCCGCGTGGATAAATCTTTATGCCGTTCCACGTTGACGGCGCACCTTCAAGTCCGTACATGGCGTGGACTGCGACTTCGTGGCCTTGCTGCGTGAGCCTTGAGACGGCTTGCGCGGTTTGCTGCCCGTACCCTGTCGACGTCCACGGGGCGTTCGAGTACCAGAGGATTCGGCACGAGTCCTCGGATCGGTAACTGACAGTTCTGGCAAGTGCGCTAGACCCCGCTGCAACAGCAGGATCGCCTCCGGCTCCGGCAACTCGACGGGAACGCCCTTTATCACGACGACCATTCACAATGTCCTCCTTCGCAGGTACGCAGGTTGAAAAAGTAAGCGGGGCGGGACGACCCTGCGTGTTTCGTCCCGCCCCACAAACCTAGTGGGAAGTTATCAAGCTTCTTGGGAAATTCTCCGAGGGAAGGCTATTAGGCCGTTCCACCGATGAAATACTTGACATGGCTCGTCTGGGGCAGGTTGCCGTCCACACGCATCGTGGCGCGGAACGTGACGAGGTCTGCGTTGAACGCATAGTCGTCGCTGCGATCCAGGCGGAGGCCGCCTGCCATGCGCACGAAGTACGAGGGGAGGTGACCGAAGAGCACCGACTTGGCGTTCACCGCCGCGTCAGCCATCGCCGGGTTCTCGTACACCGGGAAGGACAGAACCTGGTCATTGCCATCTGCCAGCGCGGGGCTGAAGATGTAGTAACCAGCGGTGTCCTTCAACTTGCGCACTGCGCCAAGGGACTTGGTGTTCATCATCCAGCCGACACCGGGGAGACGACGCGCCGCACCGTTGAGGCTGTACGCGAGGTCAATGAGGTTGTCTGCCGTGAATGCACCAGTGACACCCGTTCCGCCCGTAACACCAAGGCTTGCCTTGGGGACGATGCCGTTGGGTGCGCCCGAGCCGCTGCCGGTGGTGAGACCAGCGTTGACACGGAAGCCCAGTTCGTTACCAGTCTGCGTGGCGAGGAAGCCGAGGATGTCAACACCCGCGTCTTCGATCAGTTCACGCGACAGCTGCACGAGGAACGCATACTTGTATGCGCCGAGCGTGACGAAGCTGTTGAACGTCGGGTCGGACTCGTCGATGGCGGTTCCTTCGCCGACGACTGCCGCCGTCGACCAACCAGCCTGCGACGGAATCTGGAGGTTCTCTCCGCCAGCCGTGTTGAGGACGGTCGAAACGTCCAGCATCGGGCCGACGAGGCGAGCCTGTGCGATGACCTGATCGTAGAACGAGGTCGGGACAGGAGCACCAGCCGAGGTCTTGACAACGTCACGACGCTCGAACACGAGCGAACGGACTTCGCCGTTGGCCAGCGAACGGATCTGATCCGCATCGTTGCGCGACTCGTGAGCGACCGAGGGGCGCACCTGCGCGACGATGTCGCGGGTGGCTTCGGCCAACTTCACCTCACGCTCCATGTCGGCCTTGAGGGCCTGGATGCGCTCGGCGCGCTCAGCGAGGTCGCTGTTGATGCGCTGGTAGGTCTGCTCTTCTTCTGCGGTCAGGTCACGCTTCTCAGCAGCAGCCGTGTCCAGGAGAGCCTTGGCGGCTTCCCATGCGCGCTGACGCTGTTCGACCTGACGGTCGATGTATTCCTTCATGTGATTGTTTCCTTACGGTGAGTGGTTGAATACGCAGGGATTTGCTTCATTCCTGGCGAGGCTCCTCAACCAGCATCACCATCCGCGGCTCCGCGGAAATGGCGTGTTAGATGTAAAGGTTAGGCGATGTCCTTGACAAGATCAAGTTGCTTCGCCAACAGCGACAACTTGGATGGAGTGAACTCGGGCTTGGCACGAAGTTTGCCGACGACTTCACTCAACAGGCTGGCCTGATCGTCAGTGAGGGTTGATCCGGCTTCGAGCACAGTGATCGCTTCGGCGATCTTGTCGGCGTCGACCGAGGTGCGTTCTGCAAGGGCGTCAAGGCTGCGCACTGTGGCCGAGGTGGCCGCATAGGCGGGGAAGCCGGTCACAACCGACACCTCGTACAACTTGACTTCCTTCAGTTCGCGCACAGCACCGTTTTCCGTCCAACGGTCTCCGCCCTGCGGAACCGAAAAACCAAACGACATCGAATCCACATCACCCCGACGCATCAGCGTGGCAAGATCACGAGCGATCTGAGTGTCAGGCAGGTCAGCCTCAACTTTCAGGCCGCGCTCATCTTCCTGAAGGCGCAAAGTCTTAGCACGAGTGGTCGCCAACAGCATCGACGAATCGTGGTTGAGATACATGCGCACATTGTTGCGAGACTTCAGCGACCGCCTAAACGCACCGGGAAGAATACGCTCCGTAAAAGGAAGCGGCTCGGAGTCGCTGTTGAACACGGCGGCGTATCCGCTGAAGGACATGCCATCACCGTTCGGGCCTGCGCGAAGCTCGAACTCGTTGGTCGTGATTCGGCGAGTCTCGATCTGCTCAGTCATGCGTTCAACGCTACCAAACAAGGAACACTACTTGTCTAGAAACAGGCGCGACAAGCGTTCCAAAACGAGCAGTCGGCGAACACGCATCTCATCATCGTCCATGTCCTCGGAGTCATCCATGTCGTCCTCCTCGCCACGGATCAACTCGGCGGCATCCTCAAACCAATCCATCGCAGGCTCAGGATCAAGCGGATTGATCCCCCAAAGATAGAAGGCGACGGCCCCAGCACCAGGGAATTGCTCATTGTCCGAGTCGCTGTTCTGAGGGGCTTCCAAATCAACTAGATGTCGTTTGCCCCAGGCGTTCGCTCGGATTACTTTGTCTTCACTAATTTCGCCGCGAGCCATTTGACGAGCTTCACGAATAGTCCGAGCCACCAAACCATCACCGCCCAAGCCCTGCCCGTAATAGTCCAAACCGCGTCGAGCAGCCTCCTGAATGTATTGAGGCACATCCAACTCAACTTGTCGCACTTCCTCATCGGGTTCCTCCAACGGTTGGATCTTGGTCAAAGTAGAAAAACGATGTCCGACCAACACCTCGGTCTCACGCCACCCGCCACGAACACGCTCCCAAATACGGATCAAAGCAGCAGGATTGTCTGGCGAAGCCTCAATTGAAAAATCTGAATCGGGGACACCCAAAGTTCCCTCGGTCATAATGTGCTCAATGCGGCCACGGGCGCGACCGCCAGACGAGTTCCAGGAAACGAAATCGCCTTCTACAAGTTCCCCAGCATCGGCCCGTTCGCCACCCGGTTCCATGCCTTCGGCGATAGACACTGCAACCATTTGATCAATCGCAGCTTGCTTCGTCGTATGACAGCCGATCACTTCGCCATCATCTTTGATGGTTGCCCAGCCTGAGCATCCTGCTGCGGAATCAGTGATGAAATACGGCATTAGAAAGTTTGTGAGATCCAGGTCAGGATGTGCCCAGTCTTGTTGGACACGGCGTAGATGCGTTCACCGGGATTGAGGTCGAAATAGATGCGCTCCAACTTTCCAAGCACAAGACCAGTAGAAGTCGTTACAGCCTCGCCACCAATGTAGACAGCGTCGGTGTTGTCGTTATTACAAATGTGCAACTTCAACGGGTTGGCAGATGCGCCATTGATTTGTGTTGCTGCCGTACCAACTGCAACTGTCCCACTCGCAAGAGCCATGATCACCTCAGACCAACAATAATACTTCCAGATCATCGTCTTCACCCGAAAACGTCACACCACCAAACGCAGATGAAACCACACCACCCAAACCGACACCAGCAACCCCAGACACAACTGAAACAACTGAAACCTCCTCAACAACCACAACAGGGACAACCTCAGGTTCACGCTTCTTCACCTGACGTCGAACACGCGGATATGGCTGACCAGACGGCTGCGGCCCGACAGACACCACAGACCCAACCGCAGACGCCACCACACCACCCAACTGGGCGGCACCGACAGCGAACGCACCCGCTGAAGCGAAAGCCTCAGCAACAACCCCACCCAACACCGCCAAACCGACAGCCGAAACAGAAACACCGCCAACCGCCGAAACCGAACCGCCACCCAAACCGGCAACGCCAGAACCCGAAACACTTACCCCGGCGGACGCCGCCGCGGTAAGCCCACCCAACACACCAGCAGCAACACCAGCAACCGTGACCACCGCAGACGCCGAAACGACAGCCTCACCCAATGGAGCATCAGCCACAGCGGGGTTGTCAATCTCAGCGGTCGCAGATGCCGTCAGCGCACCAAGGATCGCCTCGGCGACACCCACATGACTGATCTGCCCGCTTGCCTCAGCAAACAAATCGCCGAGGCTGGCAACCGCTGTACCGGCGACGACAGGGATGATTGTGGCTGTTCCTGCCGCGGCAAGACCACCGAGGCTGGCCGTACCGACACCGAGTTCGGTGAAGGTGACGCCGTCTAACTTGCCGTCACCGTCAAGCTGTGACGAGTCGAGAACAAATGCGGGGGACGGCCCGTCCAGCCCGAAGTCTTCGTCGTCAAGTTGGCTGGCGTCGAGTCGGAACCGTTGAACGGTCACGACGAACCTACGATGCCAAAGTCAACGAAACAGTCAACGCACCCGACGCAATCGTGAACGTATCGCCCGCCGTGTACGGGTTCGCCGTGATCGTTCCCGAGAACAGGAAGTTTCCAGCCGACAGATTGTCCCAAGCGGTGAAATGGGTTGCGTCTTCCGACCCGGCAATGTTCGTCCAAGTGACAGCATCATCGGAGGCGAGTGATCCGCTAGACGCGGCAGCGAACGACACAGCCTTGCGGGTCGTTTCGGTTGCCGGGTTGCTGGTTCCGTTCGCACCAGGATCACCCGTGTGCAGTTTCACATAGACAGTGGTGACAGCGAACGATGTGTTGTTGCCCAACGCATCAAGCCAAGCGTTGCCCAAGTATGACGAGATGCCGGTGGCCATTAGTCCTCAACCCTTTCAATGATGTTGACGATTCGCCCGTCAGCGTCACGCTCAACGCGGCGCACCACAGTGCGCTGCTCAGGCACGTTCACGTTGACGACAGTTTCGGGAAGATTCACAACAGGCGCATCCACATGCACATGCGGGGCAGGAACATGAATCACCTGCTCAGGGAGGTTGAGGTTGAGTTCACGACGCGAATTCACCTCATAAGCCGCGGCAGGGTCAACAGGGTTGACGTTCTGCAACGGCTGCAACTGTGTTGACGGCACACCCGTGTGCTCAATAGGTGTCATGTCCAGCGCAGCCAACACCCCAGCTGGATCAAACCCAGACAAGATCAGACGCTGAGCAATGAGTGTCTTGCGATCAAGGTCAGCAAGGTTTGCGGCCTGAATATCAATGTTGGCAAGCGGGACACGGTACACATCGCCACCCTCAATAGCCCGCTGATCTTCCAGACGGCGCACATCGTTGACCGACATGTATCCCGCCTGCAAACCCGACGAGTAGGCGGCAGTGCGGGCAGCGGTATCGCCGCGGAGCAAACCTTCCACGTTGAACTTGATGAACGCCCGACCGGCAAGCAGCGTCGAATAAGACTGCTCAAGCTTCTCAATGTATGGGCGAAGCGTATGCACAACGAAATGGATTTGGTTCGCCTCAACCGACGCATACGACATCGCACCAGGAGTCGTCACACCCAGCATTGACGGCGGGCAACGGAACACCCGAGCAATTTCCTCAACAGCAAACTGGCGGGACTCCAAGAACTGCGACTCGTTCGGGTCAACACCCGTCTTCTGGAATGTGGCTCCACCGAAGAGGATTCCGGGGCGATGCGACCGGCGCAACCCCTTATGGCCTTCCTCAAAGGCATCAACCAGATTCTTCGCTTGCTCACGGGTCAGGTTGCCAGGGAACTGAATGATGCCAGTCGTGGACGAACCCTGCCCGAAGAAGCGGGCCGCGAACTCCTCCAACGCCTTTGACAGACCGAGGTTCTCTTTCACCAGTTCGATGCGGGACTTGCCACGCATCTCACCTGGCAACACAAGGTCACGAATGTGAATCATGTCCACAGCCTCAATACGAGACTGCACCTGCTCACCCGTGTGGATGAAGTAGGCACGACCCATTGCGTCACGATGAGCCTCAACACGCTCAGGGTTCAGCACCGCCAAACCCAGAATGTCCCCGTCCTCGTCGCGGATGATGCGGGTGAACGAGTTGCCGTTCAGAAGAAGGCTGACAAGAACCTGCTGGAAATGGTCGGCACGGGAAACACCAATGTCGGGCTGATCAAGCCAGATCGGGCGGGGACGGTACGGGACACGCTCACCATCAAAACGGAAATACGAATCAACAGGCAGAGTCGAAATGCTGTCTGCGATCAAACGAACGCAGGCGTACACCGTGCCGATCTTGAGTGAGTCGGTTTGGGTGACAATCGTTCCCGAGTTCGTCGTAAACGTGTACCCGTCACCAAGCGCAAACAGTGACTGATACGAGATCGCACGATCTTCCTTCTCGCGTCCAAGCAATCTGTCAAAGATCATTTCTCACCCTTCACACGAGACAAACCGAACGCGGCACTCAAACACAGCAACCCAGCAAGCACCACCGCCGCCGGAACCGACCACAACCCGACACCCGTCAACACGAGGCCGACACCGATCAACTCCAACAACAGCACCCACATAGTCCCCTCCTAGCGTAGACGACCCAGCCTAGATCACACCACGAAAAAACCAGGCTCAACCGACTCCACACGCCGAGTCGCCCGATCCGTCGCCATCGCCAACGCAATCACAGCGTCAATCTTCCGCTTTGACTTACCCTTTGACAAAGTCCACCCGTTGTCCTTCATGCGCTGCGCAGCCGACAATACCTGATCAGCAAACACCGGCGACCCATCATGCGCCAACTTCCTGTTCACAATCAACTCATACAAATTTCCGCAGGCAGGAACCATGCGTTGCGGAGACTGCGGAAACTCCACCATCGGAAACCCATCCTCAGCCAACACCTCAGCCGACCGCTGAAAGAATGCCGGGTCAAACGCAATCTCTTGCACATCAAACCGTTGCGCCAACTCACGCAAAAACGACTCCACCGCAAACACATCCATCACACCACCATCAGGCAACCAAATCTTTGCCTCCGACACCAGACGATCCCCAACCCAACCCACCGTCACAACCGCAATCGAGTCGTGCTTCAACGCCATGTCCACCCCAACCCACACAGCCTGATCGGCCTCAAGCTTCTCATCAGACCGACACAACTCCCAAGCACCCTGCGGCAGCCACGAATCCTCAGCAGTCCGAACCCACTGATTCAACCTGTACCGACGCACCGCAATCTCCGACGTCTGACGCACCGCAATCTCCATGTCCTCCGGGTCAAGCAACCCGTCAGCCAGGTTCGGGTTCGCAGCCAGCCACGCCTCACGGTCATTGAGATCGCAACCTTCTGGAGCCTCCCACCACCAGAACCCGAACGAGTCATCCTCCAACTCGCCACGCACAACACGCTGACCATACGAATACAAAGTCCCACACACACTCGACAAGTCATACCCGGCAGTCGTAATCGCCACGATCTGCGGGTCACGACGAGCACCCGAACCCAACGTCAACGCATCCCACAGTTCAGAATTCGGCTGAACGTGCAACTCGTCAAAGATGACTGTTGACGGATTCAGACCCTGCTGCAACTTGGCGTCAGATGACAGAACCCGATAAACGCTGTGCGTAGACGGAACCTCAATCGCATCCCGATACACCTTGCAAATACCCGACAACGCAGGCGACTGTTGCACCTGCCACTTCGCCTCATCAAACACCACCCGCGCCTGACGCCTGTCACCCGCAGCCGAATACACCTCGGCCCCATGTTCACCCTCAATCAAGCCATACAAAGCGATTAGAGAGCCGAGCAGAGACTTCCCGTTCTTACGACCCAACCCAATCAGACTGCGCCGATACCTAAGCAGGCCATCATCACGACGCTCATACAAATCCTCCAACAACTTCTCCTGCCACGGCGTCACCAAAAACGGGCCGCCAGCCTTCCGCCCCTTGGACACATGCATGAACGTCGCCGCAAAATCGACGACAGCCTCACCCTCAGACTGGGCGTACTTCCTCGACGTCGACCACCTTGGACTTACGTTGACGGAACTGATCAAGCTCATTGGCCACCCTTATCTCCGCCAAACCAAGCCTCGCCCGGTCAGACGGAGTGAACCCCAACAACGATAGCCAAGCAGTGATCTGTGCGTTCAACTCAGCCAACTGCTTCACCAACGGATGCGTCACCAACTGCCCATTCGCCGTCGCATAAAACCAACGCTCCACATCATCCGCCATCCAAGCCTCAATCTGCTCAGCCTTCTCCATCGCCCGACACAACTTCGCAATCAAAGCCGAGTCATGCTTCTCACTCAGATGACGTCGACCTGCATCCCAGAACATGAGCCAAAGCGCGGCGGCATAATCGTCCAACTCGGCTGGCGGTTCAGGCAACGAACTGGCATCGACCACAGCCAAAGCGAACTCAGGCACAGGCAAAGCACCGGGAGCGTTCCGAATCCGTGCGCCCCGCAGCCGTTTCTTTTCAATCGGCTCGGCCTTGCGACCTCCACCAGTTCCTGTCCTCGGTCTGCCCATCACCATCAACCATAGGCGGTGGTACACAAACAACCATGTGCTTGTTGTGC